GTGAATCGTTTCGCCTCCAAAAATTGATTTCGCTGTTTGACTCGGTCGGCGACCTTGCGGTTCAGGTACTTCGTTCCTCGTCGTGCGTTGCATGAGGCGCATGACGGCACGAGGTTCGTGATGCTGTGGTCTCCTCCTGCGTCGAGCTCGATGAGGTGGTCGGCTTGTGTGGCTTTGGCTTGGCCGCACCAGTGGCAGAGCGGTGAGCCTGCGAGGATTGACTTGCGATTGCGTTGATACTCAGGGTCTTTGTATCCGGCCATCAGTGTGCTCCTGTCGGTAGAGCGGGTGTGTGTCTCGGTGTTTCCAGGCGTTCTCGATCCACGTCTTGATGGCGTGGCAGTTGTGGCAAAGCAGGATGCATTTCTGTACTTCTTGGTCGATCGATTGGATTGACCTTAGGGCAGAGACATCGGCGGTTTTGGTGGTTGGGTCGATGTGATCCCATGCGAAGGCGACGTAGTTGTATTCGGTTACTTCGAGGCCGCAGTCTCGGCATGAGCCTCGAGCGATTTTGAGGTCACGGATGTGGGCTCGTGCTGCTTGGTTCCTGACTCTCCATCGTGGTTCTGTCATGGTTCACCTACTACTTACGCTGGTGACTATTACATAGTCAGTACTTGTTCAATCAGTACTTACTAAGGGAGCGGGTTTTCCGGCGTCGGATAATCCACTTCCGGTTTGTGGATAAGTGGGCTAGTTGTCCACATAGTTATCCACAGGGCGGTCGTAGACGATTGTGTGCGTCGTAATGGTGCCGTCATGGTGCCGTTCTCGGACTCGACGGATGTAGCCGACGGCCTCGAGCTCTTTCATGCCGGTCTTGACAGCGTCGATCCCATTCGGGCTTACTGAGGCGAGATTCGCTGTTGTGGTGCGCCATGCGTCAGGCTTGGACAGCAGGTAGATAAGCAGGCCTCGGGCCTTGAATGACAGCCGTTGGTCGTTGATGACGTCGTTGCTGATGATGGTGAAGTTGTCTCGAGGGCGGGAGCTGCGAACGATCATCGCTTGTAAGCGATCGCTCGGGATTTCACGAAGCCCAGGTTCTTCTCGGCACGGTCCAATTCCCTGGTGATGTCGTGAATGTGCCGTTCTGCTCGGAGCAGGTCAACGATCGTGGCGTTGAGTCGCCATTGCAAGCTGTCGATTTTCTCGAGAAGCTTGGCGTTGTCTTTTGCCAGGGTGCGGTTAGCTGACTCCAGGCGTTCGGTGTAGGTGTCGTCGGGCATGGTTTCCTATCTGAAGCCGGCCTCGGCCAGCGTTTGTCGGGACTTGATACAGGGCTTATAAACGGCAATGGCGACCGAGTAGGTGGCCGATTCGGGGTCGAATGTGGTGGCGATGTACAGGTAGTCAAGTGTTTCGCCGACGTGGTAGCCGACGGTCAGGATTGTCCTGTGTTCGTGCTTAGTGTCAAGGTCGAACCATTCGTCGTCGATCCCGAAGCTGTCGACCCATTCGACAAGCTCAATTCGGGGTGGTTTCACAGGTCGCCTTCTTCCATGCGCCTGATGTGCTCACGGTTACGGGCCAGCATCCCTCGAAGTCTTTCGCATTCGATCTCGAGGTCGGCAATGCGGGCGTCACGCTTGTGGATCTCGTGAGTGGCGAGGTCCATCATTCGGGTAGCGGATTTGATCTTTTCAATCATTTCGTCAATCATTTGGCTTTGCTCTCGAAGCTCTTGTTGAACTTGGTAGGGGTCGGGCATCATAGCTTCAGCCTTTCTTTGATTTCGGTGATGTCTCGGGGTCGCCAGACGTGCACTTCTGCACCGGTCATTTCAAGCATCCCAAGCCAGATGTCTTGCTCGGGGGAGGTGCGGCCGACAGCCGACTTGAGTTCAACGAAGATGAGGTCAGGGGGCCTTACCAGCACCAAATCGGGGAAACCGTTGTCTCCTTGGACGGGTGTTGCCCACCGACCTGATGGCAATTGTACGGCTCGGGTGTGGTGGACACGCCAACCGTAGAAGTGGGCGAGTTCTATGACGGCCTGCTGGAGGGCTTTTTCGTTGATCTTGAAGATCTTGCCGACGTCAGATTTCTCGTTCTTCTTTGCGTTCATTGAAGATCTCCTTCAGGGATTGTGGACTGTAGAGCTCTCGGATGGGGACGACGTAGCTGTCGGTGTCGTAGTACCGTTCGTACTCCCACAGCTCGAGGGCGTAGCCGGCCCAGATCCAGCCGACGATCTTGACGTGGTGCAGCATTTGGCCGGGATGGCAGAGCACGAACGGGGTATCTGAGTAATACTTCTTGCCTCGGTAGTCGTCCTCGAATCGGGGCAGGTCTCGGTTCCAGAACCGTAGGCCACCACGGTTAGCGGCCATCCGAACCTCGATCCAGTTCTCGACGTCGTAGCTGTCACGGTTGTTGTCTGAGGGCATTGGCATCCCTGACCAGATTGCGCCGAGGTAGTTGCAGACAGCGATCTCGGCTTGGGCTCCGAGTTTCTTGTGGGCGATCTGAACTTCTCGGGGTCGGTTGCCGTCGGTGTACGCACCTCGAGCTTCGACGTTCTTCTGCAGCATCATGCCGGCCATGGAGGCCAGGGCCATGTCCTTGTCGGACAGTTCGATGATCATTAGAACATCTCTTCGTCGGAGGCTTTGGCGGCGTCGAGTTCCTGCTGGGCTTTCTTGAGGCTGTCGATGATTCGGCTGGCGTCGGCTTTGGTTGCCGGTGTAGGGCCCGAATACTTCAGTGCGCTCAGGAGGCCCAATTGGGCTTTGGATGGGCCGTCGGTGCCGACTGCCGCTTTCGAGCCAACAGGAGCCCTTCTAGGGGCCTCTGACGCCTCCTTGGGGCGGTTCGCCACTTCGTTGGCTGAGGCGAGGGAGCCGGTGACTCCTATGCCCATATAGCCAAGGGCCCTGCCGAGGGCCGACGTGTAGCCGACCATGAGCTCCGAATTCTTGGTGTATGGGGTGAGGCCTGGAATGGGCTCCCAGGCTGAGGCGATGCTGGGGAAGGCGTCGTCGGGTGTGCGCCAGACGGTGACGGTGCAGATCAGGAACGTGCGGTCGCCAACATTGACGAACTCCCTGCTGGTTTCTTGGATGCGCAGCTCCGGGTACTGCTCAAGGGCCATCTTCAGTCGAGTGGCGACGTCGACGTAGTTACTCAAGTCCATCGGTTTCTCCTGTGGTTTGTCGGGTGAGCCTCCATAGCCTGCGCCTTTCCATTTCGGTGGTGCCGCCATAGATGCCGGGAAGGGTGATGAAGTTGCCCACGATGAAGCCGATTCTCCACGGATGCCAGCCGTTGCCGTTTTTGTAGGTGCTGTAAACGTGGATGGCAAGAGCGGACGAAAGATTGACGGCCGGGTCGTAGAAACTCTGGGGTTGACCGTCCATAACGCCGGACTCGTTCAGCCATTTGGTCCAGAATCCATTGATCTGGGTGAGACCGTAAGACCCTCCATTCGGGTCGTTCGGGTTGTGGGCGTCCGGCTGGCATCGTGATTCCCTCCACATGATCTCGCCGAGGCGGTGCAGCAGGTCACGGTCGGCGGGCCAGCCGACTTCGACGGCCAGCGGGATCCACTCTTGGCAGGGTGTCCATGGGTAGACGATCGGTTCGGGCGCAGCTGTCGACGTGGTTGTCGACGTGGTTGTGCTCGAGGTGGTCGTCGGGGCTTCGACGTACTGAATTGGCGTCGAATGGGGCACTGTCGGGCTGGGCTGAACGGCCTCGGTCTCGAGAGCCGTGTCGGCAAGCCAGCCGAAGCTGATGGCGATGGCACAGAGGGTGCCGGCCAGTAGCGGTTTCATGTTGTCTCCTGTCTGTCGGGATCAGGTGAACCTGTGTCTACCGACTTATCAGGAGGGTGTCAAGACTTTGGTTTTTTGCCGATGATCGGTTCGACGGGGTCGCCTTTGCGGGCGGCGATGCCGTTTCCGACGGCGTAGCCGATGATCGTTGTGAGGATCGGGACACCTGTCTGGGATTCGATGGCGTTGACGGCCATGAGGACGGTGAGGCAGATCAGGCCGACGAGGGCGATCAGGGCTTTGGAGGGGTTGGCGATGTTCATTTCAGTCCTTCGAGGGCTTTCACAATTCGATTGAGGATGTCGGTGAAGGCGGCGTCGACGGCGTTGGGGTCGTCGGCCATTGTCGGGCTGATCTCATAATGCACCCAGCGTGCGCCAGGGGAGCCGATGGTGGGGGCGGTGTAGATCTTCCATCCTCGGTTGCATCGCCACGCTGCGCCGTATCGGCCGGGCTTGACTCGGTTGCCGTAGTCGTGGACGGCTTCGACTCCGAGCTCATCGGCGAAGTCGACAAGGAAGTTGATAACACGAATGATACTATCCTCGGAACCGCCAAGGTCGCAGGCTCGGCCGGTCGCATGGACTGACAGGCTGGAGCCTCCCCGCACCGAGCGGTTTGCGTAGATGCCGAGCGATCGCATCTCAAACAGGAACGCCATCAAGGCTTGGAATTGTTTGGTGCCGGGCCTGGCTCCTCGAGCGACAGCGTCTTTGGTGCCGGTGTAGGGGCGGCTCATTCTGGGGCCTCCGGTGCGATGAAGGTGTCGGTGTCGGGGTCGTATTCCATGCCGATCCCGGCGTAAGCGCCTCGGAAGTTGGAATTGTACGAGGTTTGGAGCCAGGTTCCGGAGAGGCCGATGGAGGCGATGAATGTCTGACCTATCGGTTCTGACTCGGGGAAGTCGCCGGGAGCGTCGTCGTTCGAGACGACGATGACTTCCTCGACGATGTTCTGGTCGTTGATGCGTGCGAAGTGTGCCATTAGAGGAGATACCTGATTATCACGATTCCGGATCCGCCGGAGCCAGCTGTGCCAGGGAAGGCGCCGCCGCCTCCGCCTCCGGTGTTTGCTGTTCCGCTTGTCTGTCCATAGGAAGGAGAACCGCCGTTACCGCCACCACCAGAACCGCCGGATCCGCCATTTCCGTTGAAGCTTTGTCCGGCATTGCCAGCGCCGCCGCCGCCGCCACCATAAGTAACGCTTGATCCTGAGTAACTACTCGAAGTACCAGCGCCACCAGCGCCGCCGTTACCACCGGTATAATTGGCCACACCATAGCCATTAGAGCCCACCGCACCAGCGCCGCCGCCGCCGCCGCCACCGCCACCTGCGGCCATCTGACCTGTCTGGCCGTTTCCTCCGTTGTTACCTTGTCCGGCTGTGCCAGCGCCGCCATTAGAACCGGCGCCGCCGGAACTGTAAATTCCGTTGTAGATACCGCCGCCGCCTCCTCCGCCAGAACCACCAGAAGCGCCGCCGGTCGTTCCGTAACCACCTCGACCGCCTCCGCTGACTGAGGCGAGAGCACCGACGGACGTCGTGTTCCCGTTTGAGCTTGCCGCTCCGCCTCCGCCGACGGTGACGGAATAGGCAGTAGCGGCGACTGAGATGGTCGAATGTTCTTTGACGCCTCCGGCTCCGCCGCCGCCACCGACGCCAGTACTAAAGTTACCGCCGCCGCCGCCGCCGCCGACCGTGAGAATGTCGACAGTCGAGCCAGATGGTGCGCTCACGACGGTGAAGGTGCCGGAGCTGGTGAAGGTGTGGATTCGGTAGCCGCCGACTTCGGTGATGGTTCCGCCGGTTGCCTCGAATTGAGCGCCTCCAGCAGATGCGACGGCTCCGTGACGTGCGGCGAGGAACATTAGGCGAGATTCCCGAAGAGGAGCCAGGTGTCGGCGCCGGTTTTGAGTCCGGATCCAGCTGTGACGGTGACGGTTCCGGCTCCGAGTGCGGCGAGGACAATGGTCGTTCCGGCAGGCCAAGCAACAGATGCTTCCGGTGGGACGGTGAGAGTGATGGCGCCAGCGTTGGACAGGGTGACGATCTTGGCGACGTCGGTGAGGACGAGGCTGTAGCTAGTGCCGGTTTGAGCGTTGATGATTCCGAAAGCCAGATCGTTGACGCCTTCGTTAGTGCCGTTGACGTTTGCGGCGGTGAGGACATCGCCGTCAACATAGGCTTCGGACAGGGGATAGGTAGCCATGGTTCTCCTAGAGTGTATTCGTTCCGAGTACGCCGAATTCACTAGAGCCGAGAATGAAGGCGGTGCTCAGAGGGTATGCGGTTGAGTAGGTGGCGATCCAGCGGTCTGGGGTGATGTCGTGCTGGTGGCCTTGGATGGTGACCCGAAGGTCGAGGTGTGTGCCACCTGCGATTTCTTTTCGGACGACGATTGGTTCGCCGATCTCAAGGAGGAGGCCTGGTTCGACTCGGTTGGTGTCGGATGAGAGGTCGAGGGTGATGGAGTCGACTCGGAGGCGGGCGTCCTTGCGGTAAGCGAGGATCTGCTGGGCTTTGTTGAGGGCGATGGCATTGGTTTCCATCATGAGTTCGGATCGAGCGTAGGAGCGCAGGAAGTAGGTGCCGATGGAGGTGGCGTCGCTGGCTGTTTGTGGTGACCCTGAGACTCGGGTGAGGGTGACTTCGTTGGCGAGTTCGGTTTCGTCAAGGTTGATGTCGATGTCTTGGTATTGGATGCCGACGCCGATGTCGTCGAATTCGTAGGCGGTTCCGGCGGCCTTGGCTGAGAGGGTGGCTCGGCTGTAGTAGGTGGCGACGCCGTTGTGAGCTACGAAGAATGCGCCGAGATCGGATTGCTCGACGTTCTGGATGGTGGCGAGTGCGGGCCGGATGCCGTCTGGGTCTTTCTGTAGTTCTGTGGTGCCGGTGTCGATGTTCCTCATGCTTGACGGCCAGTCGATCTCGTCGAGGATTTGGTTGATGCGTTCGCCAGGGAGGTCTTTGTTGGCTGAGCCGGTGATTTCGTCGACGTTGGCGAGGGACATGAGCCGGAAGCCGTCTTGGCAGGTGACGGTGACGATGGCGTAGTCCACTGATGGGTCGGCCCATGTCCAGTCCCAGGCGGTGATGTAGCCGCTGAACAGGTAGTAGTCGGTGCCGTTGTAGGTGGTGGTGATCTGTACCTGGGACATCGGTCGGATCTTGCCGTAGTACGGACTCAGGGTGTTCGCTGGGTTCCAGTCGCCTGTTGTGTCAAGGAATGAGAAGAAACATTCGCCTGGCAGGTATTCCTCGAACATTCGGTCTCGGCCGTGACGGATTGAGATGCGTTGCACGGTGCTCGAGACGTCGACGAATTCGGTGGTGTTGGTGCCTAGGACGTTGGTGCCGAGGATGCCGTTCAAGGCGTCGCCGAGAATGAGGACGTTGGCGAATGAGGCTCCGGTTCCGAGCCTGATCTTGACAACGGGCGTGCACGGCAGGGTCATGAGTTGGAATACACCAGACCCTTGCCGGATCGCTGGGCGTTCACCAAGCCCTTGCGCACGGTTTCCACCAGATCGTTCTGGGAGATAACGGATCCAGCGACGTTCACTGTGACGCCACCTGAATTAGAGCTGAACGCTGACAGGCTCATGGTGTTTCGGCCTGAACCCATGCCAGATCCGGTGCCCGCTTCTTCTCGAGCACGGCTAATGACGTCAATGTAAGACACTCGGTTACGGGCTAGATAATTGAACGTTGCTTCAATCTCAGCCAAATTGGCTTGATCGAGAGCGGCAATCATCTCAGTTTTCTTGTCGGGAGGAATGTTGTCCATCTGAGCGATGTATTCGGCGACCTTGACACGTGCTTCATCGGTTTCCCGCTGGGACTCTCGAAGGGCTTCGGGTGTGGCCTCGAAGAATGCGTCGATGGCGGCTTCTTTGGCATCCTCGATTGCTTCAATCATGTTGTCCCATTCACGACGTTCGTCAACATTGCCCTTCAACTCAGCAAGGGCCTCATCAACATCCTCAATGGTGATGATGGCGTCCTGATTTGCTTGGGCCATTTCAAGAACCTTGTCGATTGTTTCTCGAAGGCCTTCGGATAGTTCGGGTAATACTTCTTGGGACGTCTTTTCTGTTTCATCGTTGAACATTCCAGTCCAGCCAAAAGCCCATTTGAAGGCCCGGTAATGAATGCCGACCTGGGTACCGGCTGTTTCAAGTGCGCCTGGTAATTCTTCAGCTGCGATTTTTGCGTCGGATGTTGCTCCAGCTATCCCACCCATAACCTCGAGGAATGGCATTGCCATTTCGGTCGCTTCAACTAATGCGGGGATCAGTGCTTCACCAATAACCACCGATAATTCGGCAATGGCGTCACCAAGTTCGTCCTGAGCAGCTCGTAAATCCTTGGCTTTTTCAATTTCTTCCTCATCAATGACTTCAAAGTCTTTGACGCCGTCAAGGGCGGTGCGGATGTCATCGGAGCCTTGGACAATAATTTCGGAGGCGGTCATCCAACCTTTGCCGAATAGGTCGGCACGGTAGGCGGCTTCTGCAACGGGGTCATCAAGACTGTTGATGGCGTCGTTGACTCGGAGAAACGTTTCCTCGATGTCTGTCGTACCATCTTCACCGAAGGCGATGGCGACACCGAGCTCCTCGAATGCTGGGATTTCGTCGGTCGCTGCTTTGGCGAGTCGGCTGAAGATTTTGGTCATGGCGTCGGCTTCGATGCCGAGGTCGCCTGTGTAGCTGACCCATTTGCTGGATTGGTCAAGGGTCAAATCGGTTTTGTTGCGAAATTCGTCAACCGACAGGGCGAGGTCTTGGAAGTCGCCGATGGCTTTTATTGCAAAACCTGCGATGGCTCCGCCGGCAATAGTTGCCAGCGAGCCGGCGTTTGCTTTGACGCTGTCAAATGCAACTTTTGAGCCGGCTTTGAATTTGCCCATGCCACCTTCGGCTTCGCCCACCTTCTGTCGAAACGTGCTGAATGCACCTTGGGCTGATTTCAAACCCTGGTCGGCGAATTCGGTGATGATGGGGATGTTGATTGCCATTAGAAACTCCGATAGGTGTTTTTCAGGTCACGGTTCATGATCTGCTCGACACGTCGGATAATCGGCATCATGTCCTTTTGGATTTCGTCGATCTGATCGTCAGCTGTGCGCCACATAAATCGAGATGGCGGCCCGAGTCGTGAAGTAAGAGCCCGTGAAAAATTTGGCCGGCGACGTGCGATCGGTGCTTGGGATCGGTTGCCTCCGGCTTTGCCAGCCATGTCGGTGATGGCAGTCGGGGCGTCCTTAGTAGTAACTCGGACCACGTTGATGGTGGAGCGGCCAGGCCGATCGACGTGACGTCGTGGCTTTCGAGTATCAAGCTTTACGGCCACTTTCTTTCGCTTTTCCCATCCTGTGCGCCCAGAGTGCGCCATGCCCGATAGCGGGGCTTGTGCGGGCACTGAGGCGGTAATGGCGTCAGCCAGAGGTTGCACGACCTTGCGGATGTCCTTGCGGATTTCCTTGGACAGTTCCTTGTCAAGTTTGTTGAGATCTCGGAGCGTTTCCTGGAGGCCGACAACTTGGGCTTTCATGGTGCTCCTTTCTGATCTTCCTCGACAAGCATCCTGACCATCTCCTGCACAATCGCCGTGGGGCTGTCAAGCAGCTCTCGAGGTGAGATGCCGGTACGAAGGGCCAGGGATGCGATCAGTCGGGTTGCTTGTCCTTTTTGCGGGCTTTTGGGATGAAGTCAACATCTCCCAATGTGTCAATGAACTGCGGCCAAACTTTGACGGTCACGCCACCTTTGCGAAGGGCCTCGTAGGCCAGATAGGCGATCTGCTTGAACTTGACGTCACGGACCATGGTCTCCATGGCCTGGCCTGGGTGGTGATCCTCCCAGGCGCAGGCGACGGAATAGCTGACGGTGACGGTGTGTTCACTGCCGTCCGAAAGTGTGACTTTGAGGTCTGTTCCAATCATGCTGTCGGGCTCCTAGTTGGATCAGGCTGTGGCTCGGGCCCAGGTGCCTCCGGTGAATGTCACCGTGACCATGGACAGGTCGCCGACGGTGCCGGTGATCGGGGTGAACGAGGTGAGGAATGCGCCGGTGATAGGTTCCGGGGCTGGTGCCGTCGGGGTAGATCTCGAGAGTCACTGCGTCGTCGCCGACCACGTCCTCCAACGATGCTTCAACTTCGGCTGCGCCGTAGCTGTTGAACAGGGTCATCGAAACGTCGACCGACTGGAGGCCCTTGGTGTAGCTGCGGCCCGATGCGCCCATGGCGGTTGTCTCGAGCTGGTCGAAGCCGACGGTGAGGGTGACCGACTGCACCTGGTCGGACAGGTCCACGGTCGTGTTCATCACGACGGCGGCGTTCTTGAGTGCGATGGTGGTTGTTGCCACTGTTGCTCCTTAGGTTGTGTGTGTGCCGTAGCGCACGGTGAGGTCGTATGCGGGGAGTTCCTGCGTCCCGATTTGGGCGAGGCTCGGTGATCCGGCCACGACGGCCAGCTCAGCGACTTGGATGAGTGTGTCGACAGCGGTGAAGATCCAGTCAAGCGAATCTTGGTTGCCTGGGGGTGCGCCGAGCACTCGAAGGGTGAACGTCAGGTCGAGCACCTTGTGGGTGACGGCCGTGATCGTAGGAAGCTCGACGAATACTGACAGAGGGCGTGCGTTCCTGGGGTCGGTGACGGCGGCGTAACCGGCGTTCGTGATCTCGGTGACGATTGCCGTTCGTGCGTCGGCGAGCGGTCCAATAGCGGCCATTTCATGCCACCTGCGCTCTGTTGATGCCGAGAAGCTGGTGGATGGTGCCGAGGCTCATCGCCGGATTGGTGGTGTCCATGGCGTCGAACGACTGGAAGCCGTCGATCGAGCCACGTTGGCGGTAGAGCGATGCTGCATAGAGGGTGGTGCCGAGGGTGACGTCACCGGAGGGGCTGGTGGCGAGGTTGTCGGTGTAGCCGGCCGCACGACGGCGCCTTGAGGCGAAGGCGTTCGCAGCGGTCACGCAAGAGGCGATGAAGGCCGTGTCGTTCGCTGTCGCTGCACTGATCCCCAGGAACTCGATGACGTTGCTTGACGTGATCCAGGTGCACGTCGGCGTCCAGGTGAGGGTGCCGTAGACGGCGAGGTCGTCACGGTCGACGTCGTCGCCAGCATCGATGTACAGGATCTGGTTGGGGATGAGTGTGTCGTAGTCGTAGACGAAGTCGCCTTCGTCAGTGACTTCGACGAGGAGAGCCGTTGGGACGGCAACGACAGTCACAGTGCCATCGAAGCCGTCCCCGACTCCTGCGATCGTGACTTGCTGCCCGACAGTCAGGTCGGTCACGTTCGTCAAGGTCTGCACCACGGCAACGCCGTCCAGACGCATCCTGTGCGTAATGGAAAACGTTGCCATGGTGTCAGTGTCCTCGGGTGGTCAGCTTGCGGCGACGAACTTCGTTGCGTCGATCATCAGCGTGGCGAAGTAGCCACGGAACTTGATGAAGCGGCTCAGCGAACCATCGGCTGCTTCGACGGAGATGGCACCCTTCGGCTGCTCGAAGATTTCGAAGCCGTCGGGGTGGCACACGGTAGGGGCGGCCGCCCAGTTGCGGTCGACGACGACCGTGAGGCCGAAAGCGTTGAGCGACGTGGAAGCCGGTGAGGCGGTGCCGTAGGCGTTCATTGGGCCGACCTGCGGGAACAGCGGGCGATCCTGGCCGTCGACGAGCTTGCCGATGTTGGCGAACGCCGTGGTTCCGACGATGAGGTGCGTCGGAAGGTTGCCGTTGCTGTTGGCGAGGATGGTGGCGGCGGCGTCGTACACGAAGCCAACCCACGAGGCCGGATCGGTCTGCGTGAGTGCCGATCCCGACTGGGTGATTCCAGCCTGGAGGTTGGTGGCTGCAACCTGGTCCGTCGTGTGGGCGTAGATGCGAGCCATGTCGTCGAGGATGAGGTTGAGAACGGCCGGGTCGGTCCATTCCTGATCTTCTTCGGACAGCTGCACGTATCCGCCATAGACGGCCTTGGTGACCTGGTTGTCCTGCACGACGAAGGTGCCTTGATCGAGGGCGGCGTTTTCGCCGTTCGAGGCTCCCATGGTGGTGTGGGTCGTCACCTTGGGGCGACGGAACACCTTGCCACCGCCGGGCATCGCCTTTGTGCCGAACGCATCGACGATCGGGCGCAAGCCACGGAAGTTGTTATACACGGTGCCGACGATGGGCTCCGGCAGGATGCCGGGCGTGTCGGCCGTGACCACGTCAGGTGCAGCGGCCTTGATGCGAGCGTTGAACTCGGCGAACTCGGCTCCACCGGCCATGAACTTGGCGATGTAGTCCGATGCCGACGGCAACGTGAACGGCTTCGCCGGCTGGGCGAACTGGATGGGCTGGGTCGGGACCACGGCGGCCTCGACGACTTCGGGGGTTTCCACAATTTCCTCCTCGGATGTGGTTTCGGGGGTTGGATCTTCGTCGGGTGCTTCCTCGAGAGCCGAGGCTGCGACTTTTTCGATGCGAGCGGACTCGAAGGCCGGCTCGGCGACGATCGACAATTCGGACCATTTGGCCGCTTCCACGATCATGGTGCCATCGTTGTCGAAGGAGAACTTGGTGGGGACGACACCGACGCTGACGCTGTCGTATGCGCCCATGAGCAACAGGGCCATCGTGTCGTCGGCTGCGCTTGTCTGTGCGAGCTTGGCGGTGAACATCATGCCTTCGTCGGTGGAGACACGTTCGGTGACGAGGCCACGTACCTTGGCCGGATCGTGGCTTTCCAACAGACGAGGGGGGCGTCCATCTTCGGGCAACGATCCGGCCTTGAACATGACCTTAGTGCCGAGCGAGTCGGTGGTGGCGACGTTCCACGGTACGGCGAGGCCGGTGATTGACCTCGAGGGCTGACCGTCAGATGCAGCGGCGTCGACAGTGAAGGAGCCGGAGGTCAGCGTGATCTTTTCGGACATAACGTTCTAATTCTCCTCGTTTGTGCTCGGTGCGTCCACCAGGGGTGA